CGTTCTATATCTCCTTTCATTTCTATGTAGTCGATGCTATCCAATTGATATTCAAAATTAGATTTTATAAATTTTATTAATAGCCCACTACTACCTTCTTCAACTTCATAATCTCTTGCACTTATACTTTGTGTATTGATATAAACTTGTAACCTATCTTGTGTAGTTCTATATTCAATTTCTCGTAATATACTCACAAATCGCCAACCTGTAGCTTCATAAATCCAATAAATAGAATTTGTTAAATCCTTTGGAGTTAAAACTGCTTTAGCAGGTTTTCTACTGATTTTTTGTGTTATATCTAAAAGACTTCTCTTCATTACACATTTATAAATTTACCTGTTATAGAAATTTCATCTGCACTATCAACTGCAAATCCTAAATTTGCTTGAATAAAATTAATAGTTAAAGATGATGATGTTATACCGATAGAAAAGTGTGTATTATGATAATAGCGTATACCATTTATATAAACTTTAATATCGTATGTACTATCACCAAGTACTATACCCGAAGTAACCACTGATATTAACGTAGGTGGAGTTTTTATTAATTTTATCCCACCAAATGTAATGGTATTAGATACTATTGGATTTTGTATTTTACTATTATTTAAAGAAAGAAAATCAATCAAATCTTTATTATCATAATATGGTGATGGTGTAGTTAATATACCTTCCAACCTACCAGTTCCACTTGTTACATCCGTTTCAGTTGATACCACTACTCTTTTCGTAGAAAATGATTTTTTAGTTGTATCTTCTCCATCGAATTTTTCAGGAAGTAAATGAGCTTTAACGGATAAACTAAATTCAATTCTGTTAACTCTTTCAGTACCATCCCCAACTTCGTTTATTACATTAAAATCTCCTAAACTTGTTCTAAATTGAAATCCATTTTTATCACCCCAATATGTACCAGTGTATTGTAATTGTTCTATTACTGAATTTAAATGTTCTATGTAAGAAGTCCAAACCATGCACTCATAGCTTAATTCTACATATTCTGGCATCTGAATTTTATATATTTCGTATTTTGGTTGAGAATTATTTCCCAATAGTGTAAACCTATCGTATCTATTATCTTTTGAATATTTTGTAATACCTTGATAAGTTACATGCCGATTTTGCATTGGCATTGCATCATCTTTAGCAATAGATGTTCTACGAATCATCATAATCGGTAATTGAAGTTTACCATTTGCATCTCTGTAAACTCCCTGTCTTCTTGCTCCATTCCATCGTTCGGAGTTTCCATATATGACAGGTATTTTTAAAGATTTGCCATTATCATCTAATGTAGGTAATACCGTATCTTCCAAATAAGACATCATAGCATAATCAATATCAAATAAAGATACCGATTGTCTTAATTCTCCTTTTTCCTTTTTAGTTTGAAGAATTCTCTCCTGTTTTCTTAATGGATTTGTAGACATATTTTTATGTTATTCTCTTTTCAATATTAAGATTAGATTTACTTACTAAAAATGCAAAACATACTATACTATAAGTATTAGCAGGTAAACCACCAATAAATTGTACTTCATTCATATTACCTATTTCATAATACTGATTATCAAAATAAACAACATCACCTATTTCAGGATGTATATTTCGTTCTTCTAATAATCCTCTATCAAATTTAAATGTTATATCTTGATTTGTATCTGGACCAAATCCTTCGTATAGAGCCGATTCAGGTTCTTTATCAATTAATGCGTATAGTTCTACGCCTGTATGCCAAGTTTTATTTAATGATTCACCATAGATATTTACCTTTGTTTCATTTAAATTTATTTTGTATAAAACGACAGTATTTTCTATAACAGTATCAACCAATTCTCTGGCTATACTTTTGAAAAAATCAATATCTCTACCTAATAAAAACTTTGGCATATTATCCTACATATATTTTAAGTGGAACTTTTCTCAACATTTCTTGCTGATGAGTTGATTCGTGTGCTTTATTTTCCATCACATTTTTTCTACTCAATTCTTCCAAATTTTCTCTTAATTGAGTTATCAACATATCTTTCTCCACCTGTGCTTCAGCTCTCAATGCCGCTCCATCCAAGTTAACTTCACCATCTGGAATTGGAACTGAAGAATATTTCTCTCTAATTGCTCCTAATAATTCTTTTGAAAGTGCTAATGTATATTTTCTAATCCATTGTTTACCAACATCGTTTATATTTGAGTATTGAATAAAATCATACGGAATATCTGAATAATCCGAAAGTGAATCTGCTTGAACAGTTTGAGAATCATGTTCAAATTCATCTCTACTTATGTATTCAAAATAAACTCTACTAACAGTTCCATCGGTAGGTACAGGAAATATTTCTAATTTATTATCTACTATATTAAATGTGTGAGCCGATTTACGAATATGGTCATTTAATTCAATTTGTTGCATTCTTAACACATCTTCGTAAATAGGCATCATTAAGAATTGTGCAGCAGGTGAAAAGTTTCCAAATCCCAATTCTGATATTAAGTTTAAAGTACCTTGTGCTCCTACCGAATACGGGTCAAAGAATCGTGCAATAGCAGGAGTTGCTTCGTGATACACTCTAGTTACATCCACCGTTGAACTTCCTGTAAATAGTGTAGAAAACGATGCAGATGTTTCCACATCAACAGATGAACTCATTATGTTGTATTTCTGTTGTCCAGCAGTTAAATTGATATATGCTTTTTTAATTGAAGTTGAACCACCTACTCCTGCTAATGTACCATATTGTTGGGACATACGAACTGTTGTTGGTAAATATGAACCCTCAACAAGTGTTTGTGAATAATTTGAAACCTTACCTTTTGGCTGTCCTTTTAGGATATCAAGATTATTGCGAAGATTGAATTGATTTATTTGTGCAGAATATTCCGAAACGGATTCTTCAAAACAGGCCCAAATTTGTTGGTTATCTAATTCAATATTTACAATCGGATACCCCAATCTCTTTGCAACCCAAACGGCTGTTTTTGGTGCATCAGTTCTAAATTCTGCATCCGAATCATATAATCCAAACGGAGTTGCTTCTGCGGATGCTGATGCCGATAAAAATGCGGATGCCGTTGAACCCGACCAATATGTGTTTATAGACATAATTCTTAATTATAGTTTTACTACTATAAATATGAATATATAAAATAAAAAAAGAGGGAACATTACTGCTCCCTCTAATTTAATTTAAAAACTCTAAATATTAAAGAGTATCTAAACCGTCAACTAAAATTTTACCATAGAATTCTGGTCTTACGATTTTCTTTGCGTAACGAGTCATAACACCTCTACGTGGAGTAAAGTTGGTTGGGTCGTACACTAAAGGAGTCATAATCAATGGTACATACGGTGCGTAAACTGCTCCAGTCTCGAAGAAGTTAGAACCTTTGAAACCTAACAAGATTACGTTTTCAGTCATGTAAGGGTTTTTGTAAACATCGTATCTGTTAGAGATTTGTCCGATGTTAGTTACACCTGCTGCGAAAGTTAACGCATCTTTACCTGGGTTAGCAGAGAATCCGTTCATAGATTCCAAAATTGTAGCTACGTTTGGAGAAACAACAACGAAGTTTGCTCCACCTCTCATAGTCAATTGGTGAATTTTGTTAGATACTTTTTGTAATTTGATACCCAAAGTTTGGAACCAAGTGTTCTTTTGGTATGCAGAAGCTGCTGCCGCAGAAGAATCAATTGAGAAACCAGCACCATTCCACTCATATCCTACTTTAGATGACCAGTATTCAGTTGTGAATGCGTTCTGCTGCAACATTTCAAGGATTTCCAAATCAATCTCCAAAGAGATATATTCAGATAACATTTGAGTTAATTCAGCTTCTGCATCTACAGAGTGATATGCGTTCAAATCTTGCGCCAATTCAGGAGTCCAAATTGCTTTTAACTTACGAGTCTTTGCAACGATAGGTTCTGATTTCAATTCCAATTCAATTTCTGGAATTGCCAAATCTGTTCCTCTATCTTCGAAATCTCCACGAGAGATATCAGTAGGTTGTTTGTGGTATGCCAACGATACACCAACAGTAGCCAAGTTTGATAAACCAGTTACAGTTGCAACGAATTCAACATTTGAACCGTTTTTAGTAGTGTATTGAGGGAAAATTCCATTTACTGCTGAACCAGTTAAGAATGTTGGTTCGAACGCTCTAACACCATTGAAATCTGCGTCAGATGGTAATGGAACTATGATTTTCTTCAATGTGTTACCTGCAAATGATGCAGAAACTGAACCCGAAGTTAAATCAAAATCGATATCAGCTAAAGATGCTGAAGCGAATGTTGAAGTGATTTCTGCAGTAGCATTGTTGATTGTGTATCCAAAACGTCCTGCACCATACAAACCACCTTCAGCTGCTTGAGTTGAACCTAATTTGTTACCAGCTGGGGATAATGAATCTTTACCAAAAGTACCACCATTACCGAATAATGAAGAACCTGTAAAGTTTGGATTACCTGCTGGGTTAGTACCATATTTGAAATCCATGTAGAAGATAAGACCTGAAGGTAAGTTCATTGGTTGAACTGAAACGAATTCTTTCGCTGCAATAGAACCGAAGATTCTTCTTACCAAAGGTAGAGCTACACCAGCCCACTCTTCCGAACCGTTAGATGTACCTGTACGAGTTGCCTCATCCAATAATTGCTTTGCTTGGTTTTCTAACATTACTGCCATACCATGCTTTGTAGTTTCAGAACCTACTCCTTCAAGTAGTCCTGTTCTTTCCCATTTGCCTTTCAAACCTCTGGTTTGCTCAAGCATCACGCTCTGTGGGTTCGCGCCGCTCATTAATTTTTTAATGTTCATTTTGAATGAATTTGTTTGTGTTATTTAATTATTTAATAATACCTGCTAATTTCTTAAATCTGTTAGCAAAATTAACCGATTCATTAATTACCGCTTTAGCTTGTGCAGGTTTTGTAGATTTAACTGCTTTACTAGCGATACCTTCTGAAATGGCTCTTTTAGTTAATTTGTTAGAAGATGTTGTATATTTGAAATTCTCTGCTAATGTAGAGAATACCAATTTAACCTCTCTAACTGATTTTGTTCTATCCAAAGTTTCAATCACTTTCACTTTTTGTTCGTTAGTCATATTGTGTGCTCTGAATAATTTGTTTGCAAATAAAAGCTTTGCATTTAAAAGGTTAACTTCGTTAATAGTTCTTTGAAGAGATTTGATAGTTTTGTAAGCTTCGTTTAAGTCTGCTTTCAATTCTTCTTTATCTTCTTCTTCATCAACTTTCTCTTTGTCACCTGCCATGTCCGCTTCCATTTCACGAAGAATTTCATCCAAATCTAGTGTATCATCTTCTTCTTCAGCTTCGTTTGTTACAACAACTTTAGGAGTTTCTCCTTTGTCAGTACCTGCTTCAGAACCATCTGCTAAATTTTCTTTCAATCTTCTACGTGATTCTCTTAATCTTTTAGATTCCATTTTTGGTTCTTCTTCCGAATCTTCACCTTCTAATTCAGCTAATTGTCTTCTCAATTCTGCAATTTGTGCTGCGTTAGGGTCTTCTTCGGCCGGCATTTCTTCTTCTGAACCTTCTTCGTCACCTAATTGTGCTTCCAACTCTCTGATGATTGATTCTAAATCCATAGCATCTTCTGAATCTTCTTCTGAATCCATTCCGTATTCAGCTTCCATTGGGTCTTCTTCGGAATCCATTCCCATTTCGTCATCAGCTTCAGTTTGTGCAAACGGATTTGCTTCTTCACCACCGAATTCATCTTCACCTTCTAATTCTGCTAATCTCGCTTTTAATTCTGCGATTTCTGCTGCGTTAGGGTCTTCTTCTTCTTCACCACCGAAGTCATAATCATCTTCTTCGTTGATGTCTGCTACTTTTTTGTAGTCAGTACCAGCTGCTTCTGGCTTACCACTATCTTTCTTTACACCTACTGATAAATCAGTGATTGCATCATAAGACGGGTTTGCACCAGGAGTTTGAGGATATCCAGCGTCTGATTTAGACCCGATACCATCTGAACTCAATTCTTCGTTTGTAGCTTCTTGTTCTTCATCACCCATTTCTTCAGCTTCTGCTCTCATCTTTTGAGATAAGATAGATTGAAGTCTTGGAGTAAATGCTTCCTCAAGAGCCAACTTTGCGTTTGCTAAAGCGGTTTCTTTAACGGCTTTGGCATCAGCGATTGCTTCTTTCAATAATTTTGAATTTGCCATTTTTTTTGTTGTGTGTTGATTGTGAAGTTATTTCTAAAAACTCCAATAGAATTATGTTGATTGTTCGGTCACACCTTATAGGGAAGGGTATTCATTAATCAACTACATTTGAATTAAAAAATCCTATATAAGATAGGATATTCGAGGATAAATATATAAATTTTTTAGAAAACTAAAGAAACCCCAAATCTTTTTGATTTTTTCTTATGGATTTTTCTTTTTGTAACCTATTTTTAACGGATGGTTTAACAAATGTTTGTCTTTCTCTTAACTCTTCTGTTTGTTTAATATTTTGAATTTTTTTCTTATATTGTTTCAGAGCCGATTCTATATTACCGTTTTTAATATCAATTATAATCATAATTATTATTGATGATTTACTAATTTATATTTAGTTTTATATAAAAGTGATACTATTGTATCTATATCGTTTTGAATCCAACTGTCTTTTAATTTAGGATTCTGTCTTAATCTAGCTATCATATTACATAATGTATCGAAATATTTAATAATATTTTTAATATCATTATTTTTATCCAAAGTTCCAATTCCTGAAATTTGAATTAATCCTTCTTTTCCCTGATATGTTTCTACCAAACCATCAATTAATTCACCAATTGAATCATAGTATTCACCTAATGCTAAATGTGCAGAATGAGAACCAATTCCTTTAACACCTAAATGAAATGAGTGAGCTTGAGTTCTACTTTGTAATAACAATGATGCTAATTCTTCCATTTATTTTATTTTTAGGCTTTCCATTTCATTGCCTGCATTTTCTTACTCATATCAGATGTTATTCCTCTTTCGGTAGCCTCATCATTCATCGCTTTGGTTGCAGTTCTTGCCAATTCTAATTCTAATTCTTCGTAATTAATATCTGGATTATCTTTATATTCTTTTAACAATCGTTGTGTATATGAATCATTAATAAACGCCGTTATCCAAGCTGGTCCGATTCCTGTAGTAGAAACAATATCATTCATTCTACTAATAAATCCTCTATTACTATATAATGATTTATAAATTGCTTTTAAAGCTCTCTGTACTCCAACACTTCTACCATGATAATATGCATCGACATTATCAGCTAATTTACTAAAGAACATAGTAATAAACCCAAAGAATGCAATAGTACCAAGTATTGCTAATAATCCTAGTTCATTTAAAGGTTCTTTTTGTGACATTATTTTTATATTTTAATTAGTATGTTCCAGGTCTATCACCCTTTTTCATAGTATCTGCCCACATTTGGAACATTTGCTTGATTTCTGATGGGAGTTGTTTATCTCTGATACTCAATGTACCATCCTTACTAATATGAGCAATTATTTTATAATCACCATATTGTTCTTCGGCTCTATTCCAAATAGTTAAACCATTTCCCATCCATCCAGAACCGATATCGTATTTTTTAGCTTCTTGAATTGAAGTTCTACCCAATCTTTCTTTCATAACTTTTTCTGAAACATTAGCTATTTCAAAATATCTACCTAGTACATTCCCCATATCTTCATATAGAGCTTCCAATCGTTGTTCTTGTGCTTTCGCTTCTAATGATTCTTTTTCGAATGAGGATTGTAATTTTTTTAACTCACTCATATTTCTTTTAATAGTAACTCTATCAAACCAATCACCACCTTCTCTTAATGTATATTCTTGGGCAGCATCTGCTATAGCTCCCAATGTTTCGGCAACTTGTCTAATATCGGATTTTCTACTCATTGCTTCTCTATGTTGTCCATAGGTAGAAATGATTTCCAAGAAATGTTTTTTCATTTCGGTTGGGAGTTGTTGTAACTCTTCCGATTCTTTGAGTAAGTTTTTTAAACGTATCATATTATTTTTTTAATATATCGTTTTTCTTAATTTTTGAAACGTATCTCATCATTTCTTGTTTGTCAATTCCCATAGCATCGATTACCTTTGCTAATACAAGAATTTCTTTTTTACGAGAAAGACTCATTCCTTTAATTTGAGCTACCATTTTGTCCAAATATCTTTCTATAGATACTGGTAAATTGGTATCTAAATCATCCAATGCTTCCTTAACTACTTTATCGTTAATTGCTTTTCCAGGTACTAAATTTACTAGTTTCATATTTTTACTTTATTTTATTTTTATACACAACTACCACTTGATATGATTGTACCACTACCACTTACTTGATAATAAACAGAACCTGTAGCGTAGAAACCGTTTACTGCAGGATTCCATGCATCTGAATTTTGATATAGTTTATTACCAACTTGTAGATTTGAACCCGATACAATATAGTATGAACCTGA